TATGGGATGATGACAAACCGCAGGGCTGAGTTGCAAAATAAAGCGAAGCAGGATCAAGATGCATATTACCGGATGTATGCACGGAAGATTGCTGAAGGGCGGCTGATGCTGGGCGGGGAATATGATGCGCAGCTGCTTCAGAAGTATATGGGCATGAGCGCTGGTGACGCGGAGCGGTTACTGGCTCGGACACAGTCAAATCTTGAGGTCGAGTCGCTTCGATCACAGATCGAGGGAGAAAACGCTAAAGACGCCGCCAAGGGGGCCAAGGTCTCCAAGGGATCCAAGTCATCGGGGATCAAGGTTTCGGACGATTTTGCCAAGGTGCTTGAGTCTCTGGACGATGAGCGGAAGAAGTTGACCATGACGACGTCGGAGTACAAGGCGTATCAAATGATCAAGCGTGCAGGCGTTGCCGAGGGGTCGCAGCAGGCGGAGGTGATCAGATCCGAGGTTGAGTCGCTCGATAAGCTGGGGCAGTCGTATAAGGACGATGCGGAGGCGGCAGACTGGTTTATGAAGCATGGGTCGGATGCGATGGATAGCGTCAAGAGCCGTACCGATCAGCTGTTGACGGCGATGGATGATGGGTTCCAGAGTTGGTCTGGCTCGTTTGAGTACATGCTGAATGACCTGGTGTGGAGTGCTGATCAGTCGTTTGGCGATATCCTGCAGTCGTTTGGTGAAATGATCACGCAGATGATGATCAAGTCGCAGATCGCGCAACCTCTAACGTCCGGGGTGAGCTCGTTTCTGCAGTCGCTGATGGGTGGATCGTCGGTTCCTGTGTGGGATAATGGTGGCGCTCAGGCGGTTGATCTGAGTTCGTACCTGAATGTGCCGGCATTTGCGTCTGGCGGAGTGGTTCGCGCGTCTGGAGGTGGGTCGGTTGTGCGCGTCGCCGAAGCGGGCCAGGATGAGGCGATTATTCCTCTGCAGGATGGGTCGGTGCCGGTCGACTGGCGCGGTGGGTCGCGGTCGGCGTCGGATTCGGTTCCGTCGATCAGAATCGAGCTGATCAACCAGTCATCGAGCCCGGTACAGGCGACCGGGGTAAGCCCTTCGATCGACCTGAACGGCATCGTGATCGGCGTGGTGCTTGAGGATATGCAGTCGAATGGGCCGATTCGCCAGTCGGTTTCGGCTGTGGTCATGGGAGGTCGCTGATGTCGTACCCGGTATATCCGACTGATCCCATGTGGAATTGGTCGTCTGATGTCGATCATATGATCTCAACAATCGAAAGTGATAGCGAGGCTAACTACGTTCGGTCCCGGAGGCTTTCGACCCGTGACCGGCAGGAGTGGACGCTGAGCTATAAGACCTCTACGGTAAAGTGGGAGATCATCCTTGCGTTCTGGCGCTTGTATGCAGGGGCGGCGGTGAAGTTTACCACTCCGGACGGGGTGACGATTGTTGCGGTTCTTGGGGGAAAGATCAAACGGACCAAGCAGGCTGGGTGTGAGGTTTATCAGGTCACGTTACGGGAGCAGTGATGGTAACTCCAAATTATGCAGATATCAATTCGCTCTCGAAGGCGGGGGTGTATGTGGTGCTGCTTGATATTACCCTGGCGAATTTCGGGTCGTTGCGGATCACCAGCAATGGGGAGGCGGTCGCGTTTGGCGGGGAGTCGTTCGTTCCGGTGCCGTTCCAGTTCGGGACGATGGAGAAGTCGATGGGCGGCCAGAACCCGACCTGGACGATCGAGGTCGAGAATGTGCAGGGGGCCGTGCTTGCGCAGATGCTTGAGTATGAGGCGGCACGGAAAGTGGCTGGGTCAGCTGATAATGGCATGTCGGTGGCGGTGTATGGAGTGAATGCCCTGGACACGTCTCAGGTGGTGATGGAGGAGTATTTCGATCTGGATCGTTGGAGCTGTCCAAAGCCGGGCAAAACGGTGCAGTTCGTTTTTGGTGGAGATAACCCGATCCGGATCCGGTTCCCGAGGGCTCGGTTCCGCTCTGATTTCTGTGATGTGAAGTTCGGATCGGCTCGTTGCGGGTATGTTGGGCCCGAAACGTCGTGCAATAAAACCTTGGCCCGGTGCAGGGCGCTGGGCAATAGTTACCGTTTTGCCGGATGGCCCGGATTGGGGTTGGGGGTATGATGATCGATGTGGGCAAATATGTGGGGATCCCGTGGGTGTGCTCGTCGGTGCGCCCTCCGTCGTTTTCTGGGGCTGATTGCTATGGCCTGGTGCGGTTGTTCTATCGTGAAGAGTTTGGTGTTGATGTGCCTGATGCAGGGGCGGTGGCGGGAGATGTTGGGTCGGTCCATGAGGCGTATCTGTCGGTAAGGTGCCGATGGAGACTTGTGGATAAGCCGGTTCCATGGTGTGCGGTGGCGATGCGTCGGAATATGAGGGTTCCTGATCTGGTGACGCATTTCGGGATTTATGTTCCGGGGACGATCGCCCGGGTGCTCCATGCTCCGGAGGAGGTGACGGGATCTACGCTGGTGCGATTGTCGGCGGTTCAACAGTCTGTCGCGGGGTTTTACGTATGGCCAGAGTGACGGTTGCGGATATGCTGTCGCCTCATGTGCGCCTGGTGCGTGATGTTGAGGTGACCAGGTCGGCTGATCTGTTGGCGGAGCTGGTGTATGATGCGGGCTTGTCCAGGGCGGTGTTGATCCGGAATGGTCTGGTGATGGATGCTGAGGTGGATTTTGAGATCCTCGAATCGGATTCCATCGTCGTGCATCTGGTGCCGCAAAAGGGGGTGCTTCGTACGATAGCGCTGATCGCGGTTACGGCGATTGCCTCAACCATTATCGGGCCGTGGGCGGCAGGTATTATCGGGTGGACTTCGCGGGTCGGCGTTGCGGTGATGTCGGCGATTGCGGTCGCGGGGTCGGCGGCGTTGGTCAATGCGGTGCTTCCTGCGTCGGCAGCTGACCGGTCGACCGGGTCGTTTGGCGATCGGTCGAATATGTACGGTTGGAACATCATGACGAATGATGTCTCCGAGGGCGATGCGGTTCCTCGGCTGCTGGGGACACTGACGTTTGCGCCCAAGCTGGTCGATAGCTATATCGAAACGATCGGCGACAAGCAGTATTTCAACGGCCTTTATCTGGTCAATGATGGGCCGTGCGATGCGATCGGAGAGCCGACCATCAATGGGGTTGGTGCGTCGTCGTTCGGTGGGGTTACGGTTGAGTATCGGTATGGGGCTCTTGATCAGGCGCCGATGTCAAGTTTTTCGGCGGTTCGTGATGACCAGCTGGTGAACACCAAGGTTGAGTCTGGTGGTGAGTGGGTGACGATGCAGGCGCTTGGATCCGTGGCGTCCCGTCTGATCGTTACGCTGACGTTCCCTGGCGGTCTGTTTTCGATCGATCAGACGGGTAAGGATGCTGGGTCTCAGCGGGCTGAGTTTTGGGTAGCCTATGTCGAGTATTCGATGGATGGGGTGCATTGGACTCATTTTGTGGGATCTCCGGTTACGATTAGTGATAACACCCGATCGCCATTGCGCAGAACGGTCGATAGTGGTGATATTCCGCCTGGGAGGTACCAGGTGCGGGTACGTGGGCAGCGGAACACCTGGCCGGGTGATTTTACGCATGATTGTGAGATGTGGGTGGATTACCTCCAGGAGTCGGTTCCGATCGGGTTATGTTATCCTGGTCGATCGCTGGTTGCGATCCGTGCGCTGGCGACCGATAAACTCAATGGGTCGAGACCTCTGGTAAAGGTTCGGGCGACTGCCGGTGGAAGTAATCCTGCCGATCAGTGTCTGATGATCCTCGACGAGTGCGGGGTCAGGGCGTCAACTATCGATAGTGAAGCGTTTGCTGAGTGGCGGCAGGATTGCCTTGTTCGGAGTCTTTCGTGTGATATCCTGTTCGACACGATGTCGACACTTCGTGAGGCGCTCGACCTGGTGAGTACGCTTGGCCGTGCCCGGGTTGAGAAATTCGGGTCGCGGTATTCGGTGATTATGGATAAGCCTGGTCAGCTGCCGGTGCAGGGGTTCACGTTTGGGGTCGGCAATATCGACGTAGGGTCGTTCGGTATCGATACGGTTCCGGAGGTGGATCGGGCGAATGTGATCGATGTGTCGTATTACCCTGATGAAAAGGAGAATGCTCGGACCGTTTTTGAGGTTTCGTCGGCGTCGTACAATACCGATGAGAAGGAGCGCCGGACGGCGTTGAACCTGATCGGGTGTCGAAGTCTCGACCAGGCAACACGACACGCGAATTATCTGCTGAAGTGCAACCAGCACCTGACGCTGTGCCCTTACTGGTCTGCGGATCTTGATGCCATTGTCGCCAGGATCGGCGATATCGTCGCGGTGTCGCATGATATCCCGCAATGGGGAATATCTGGGTTGGTGGTGTCTGGCACCTTGTCGGGCGTCGTGCTCGATCGAGAGGTTGAGATGGATGCGGGTGTCATGTATGCGGTGCAGATTCGTGACGCTGACGATAACACAATTTTTGAACGAGAGGTGGTGTGGGCATCTGGCCCGGTGTCGGAGATCTCCCTGGTGACTCCTGCGCCGGTTGCGCCGAGCCTGCATGATGCCTTTTCGTTCGGTCCGGTCGGTCGGGTGTCGAAGCTGGTGCGTCTGACGGGGATCTCGACGACAGGCATGCATCTGCGCCGTGATCTGGTGTCGCTTGAGTATGTCCCGGAGGTCTATGAAGATGGGGCAACAGTGCCAGCTGATACCATGGTGCCGGCAGGGTTGTCGCGGCTTTCGGTGACTGAGTTCATCCGGTACGGTGTCGATCGATCGATCGAGACGGTGATGTGGGTGTCATGGTCAGGCAATGATCTGGCGTACACGGTGTCTTTCAAGGGCCCGTATGATCAGGAGTATCAGTCGGTGGTGGTGCTCAACCCGTATCTGGAGGTGGTCGTTGTGCATACCGGCCTGTATGCAATTCGGGTGCAGGATTCACGAGGACATTTGCTGGAAACGACGTATACCGTCCGTGGAAAGCTCGCACCTCCTGATCCGGTTACTGGATTGACGTGTGATGTCCAGAGTGATACGGTAGTGGTTTCGTGGGAGTATTCCACTCCGCCAATCGATTTCGATCATTTCGAAATTCAATATTCAGATCGGTCGGGGTCTTGGGTTACGCATGGGACAACGTCTCTCAAAGCTCGGTCATATGAGCTGCCGATTATGTCCGGTGGAGAAAATGTGGTGCAGGTGATGGCGGTCGATTCGTCTGGCGTGCGATCGACGCCGGGGGGGATTCGGTATACCCCATCGATCAACAAAATCGTCGGTCTCACCTCGTATTACGCTGATGGATGGGTGTGGATGGTTTGGGACAGGTATAGCTCCAGCCTTAACGGGATACGATATGAGGTGCGTCGAGGAGATAGCTGGGATGAGGCGACTGTTTGTGTGGTCACCGCAGATAACCGATATATCGCAGACGGCATCGGACGGTTTATGGTCAAGGCGATTTATTCAACGCGCTATGGCGTCGATATCTATAGTGGGGAGGACGATTCTCTTACGCTTGATAATAGCCGTATTCCTCAGAATGTGGTTGCGTCAAGCGTCGATTCGTTCCCGTGGAATGGGGTGGAGGATTCAAATGTCTACGTTTCGACCGAGGGGTTCCTGACGTTGTCTGCAGCGGTTGCTCTCGATGATGTCGATGATGTCGATATGCTGGCTGATTTTGATAGCCCTGGAGGACTTGCCCCGTATGGCCGATACGAATGCGCGGACACGATCACGCTGGCGTCGACCCAGTTGTGTAACTGTTCGATCGATGTCACCAGTTTCGGACGTAATGACCTCGATGATCTCGATTCAGCAGATGATTTTGACGCCATCGAGAACCTTGACGGGTATGTCGCGGGAGATTGCGAGGTGATTCCGATGATTGCCACCTTCAACGGTAGTGAGTGGAGCTCCTATCGCCGATTTTATCCTGGAGCTTATGCTGCCACCGCAGTTCGGTTTGCGGTTGACCTGTATTCCCACAATAGCAGCATCCGACCGGTAATCTCGGCCATCAGCTACATGGTCGATATGCCTGACCGGCTGGATGCCGCATCGGGCCTGTTGGTTCCGGAGACGG